CCGGTGACCATGATCGGGAGATGCGGCACGTTGCCAGCCGCGTTGACGGTGTAGGACACGCGCCGCCCGACCTGCGTGAAGCCCAGCGGGTATTTGTTGGCCGTGGCGTCCGTGCGAATCCAGCCGATGCGCGCCTTGTACGTGTAGCCTGCGGGCAGCGTGGGGGCCGTGTCGCTCAACGACAGCAGGGCCGCCGTGGTCCCGTCATCCTTGGCGATGATCCACAGCGCATACCAGGTGCTCATGGCTATGGCCCCGGTATCCAGGCCGCCAACGCCGGTGGTGGCTGTGCTGGCCGTCACGTTGACGGCGGACAGGAGTTTCGCCCGCCCTGCGGCATCCTTAACCACCAGCTCATCCGCCGTAATGGCCACGCTCGCGCTGGCCCCGGTGGCGCTGGCCATGAGGTTCTGGGCATCGCCCACAATGGAGACTGCCGCCGCCGGGGCAGGATTGTCCAGCACCCACTTGTCCAGAGTGGCGTCGTAGGTCATGCGCAGCCAATGCCCGGCCCCGGAGATGGTCCCAACAGCCAGGGCCGCGCCCGCCGGGCCGACGATGCCCTTGGCCCCGGTGGCAGTGGCTCCCAGGGTGAGGGCAAAGGTCGGCGTGGTGGTTGTGTTGGCTGCGGCCGCGCGCACCAGCATGCCCATGCCGTGGATTAAGTCCGTCTGCGCAGAGGGGACCGTGGCGGTGAGGGCGTCCGCCGTGCCTGCGGCCAGGGCAACGCGGCCCGTGCCGCTCAACGCTGCCGCCGCCACGTCCGCCGGGGTCATGGCCGTGGCCGTGTTGGTGCCCGCAATGGCCTGAGTCAGCGTGGCCAGTTTGAGGATGCCCGCCACGGTTTCGCTGGCGGCGCTCACGTCCACAGCATGGGCCGCGATGAGCGCCGTAATGGCCTGCGCCAGCTGGGTGTTGTCGGCTTTGCTCAACACAAGGCCGGACGACTCGACCACGTGGGCGATCTCCTCCTGCACCATGTTGGCCCAATCGGACGTCATCTCCGTGGCCAGCACGCCGCTCGTGGGGTCGCCTTCGGTGAAATGCTTGTCCGCGGTGGCGCCGTCGCCGTCTATTCTGTGTGCCATGGAATCTCCTCCTTGTTTCGGCTAGCCGCCGTAGCTGAAAATCACGATTGCATGGGCCGGGGCCAACCGGCGGATGGTGCATTCAAGCCGCTCATTGCCCCAGGAGCGCAGCGGCTCACCCGCGGCGCTTTGCCCCACGCGGAAGCCTCGGATGGGCACGGAGGGCGTCTTGACGGCAAAGGCATGCACCCACGGCCCGTTGGTCAAGGCATCGCCCACGCGGCTCTTGCCCACGCGGAACGGCCGATACTCCTGCACTGTGCACACCGCGCCGCAGAGCATGGTGGCCAGGTCGGCGAAGTATTCCGGCGTTTGCCCGCCCTGGGCGGCCAGCTTGGCCACCACGGCCTCGCGCCGCTGCGAGATGGTCTCTCCGGTCTGCGAGCACTTGTCCGGCAAGCCGCACATGATCTCCCAGCGGGAAAGCAGCTGATAGGCCTGGGGCGGATCCAGCTCGGCCAGCAGCTCGTGCACGGTGCTGTCCACCCGGGCGGGCTCGCTGGCCAAGGCCGAAAGGAGCGCCGCAAGAACCGTGTCCGCCTCGCGTGGCCAGGCCGCGCCCTGGGGCAAAAGCGCTGCAAGCTGGCTGGCGTAATCGTCTGCGCTATAAGGCTGCATGGCGGCCCCCTAGACGAAGGTGACGGTGCCGAGCACCGGGAACTGGAGCGCGCCGGCGACAATGTCCGCCGTGGGGCTCGTCATGACGTGGTTGACCTCGCCGTTTGCCACGCTCACGGCCTCGCGGAGGTGCGAGAGATAGATGGTGCCGCCGGGCTCGGCCTCGCGCGCGAAAAGATCGCCCAGCTCGGCCTTGACCGCCGCGCGCGTGGCGGTGGTGTCCGGCGAGAGGGACATGGTGACGGGCACCGGCAGGGCCGCAGGTGCAAACACAAAGACCTCGGCCGTCACCGGGCGCTTGGTCTCGATGTACGCCTGCACGCTGGCCACAAGCTCGGCCGTGGGGATTGGTCCGGTCGACGCGTCGTCGGCCACGAAGGTGAGGCCCACGGTGCCGGTGCCCATGTGCGCGGGGTACACCCAGGCCCGGGTGACGCCGGACACGGCCAGGGCCCACACCTTGTAGTCCGCGGCGCAACCGCCCTGGGGCGGGGTCTGAATGCGCGTCAGCAGCCGGGCGCGCACGTCGTCGTCAGACTCCACAGCCAGGCCGCCGATGAGCCCACCGGCCCGCACCGTTGCCGTGGACTCCAGGGCGGTGACAGGCGCGGTCAGCGTCAGGGTGATTCCTGCGGCGGTATTGCCCGCCGTGCCCGCCTCGCTGGCGGTGACGGCGGCCACGGCCACGCCAGCGGCCACGGTCACTTCGGCATCCGTGGTGAAGAGCACGCCGTCCACGCGCTGCAGCTCCGTGCCGGCAGGCAGCACAGCGCCGTTTGTTCCGGGCAAGCTTATGGAGCCCATCGCCGCCACGGCGGCCTTGCGAAACACGCCCCAAATGCGCAGATGCCGCTCCAGGTACTCAACCTCCGCCTTGTCGACAAAGGGCTGGTCTGCAAGCCACTCGAGGTAGCCGTACAGGCCGTGGACAAGCCCGGCCTCGCAGCGCGCCAGCACGCTGACCACGGAGCGGGACAAAGGGGTTTCGCCGTCGAGGAGCCGCCCGGAAAGGTCGGTTTCGGCGCGGGCAATCAGCTCGGGCAAGGTCGGGCGGGTGATGCTCATTGCTACTCCGCAAGGCTGTAGGTTTCGTTGGCGGAATTATAGGCGAGCTTCCACGAGGCCTCGCCGTTGCGCCGGGTGAGCCGCACAGTAAGCAGCCATAGGCCGCGCGCGGGGGCCGTCACTGTGACGCCAACCGCCAGCACGTGGCCGTCCGTCACCAGCCAGGCAAGGGCCTCCTCGGCGTATTCCTTGGCGCGGGCCAGCACGCTGGGCAGTTGCTTCTCGCGCTTAAGGAGCCACAGGCGCGATCCGATCTTGTCTTTGCCTCCGGGCAGGGTGGTGTCGCCCCACCAACCCTTGCGGTCGTTGCCGCCGGCCGGGAGCTCGTCGCCGGGGTCGGCCTGGCGGTCGGTGAACAGCGAGATGATGACGGCGGTCAGCAGGCTGTCGTCGGTCAACAGATCGCTGTCCGCCAGTTGCAGGTCGCAGCCCAGGGAGCCGAAGGCCAGGAGGATGTCGTGCGTCATACCGGGACTCCGCTGGTGCCGCTGCCGGGCTCGACGTTGGTGGTGAGGTGGTGCTGCAGGCTGATAGTGCCCGCCTGCACGTCGCCCGTGGTGGAGATGGAGCCGGTGAAGCTGGCCGTTGCCGCGCCGCCGTCCGGAGACGCCACGGACATTGCCGGGGTCAGAATCTGCACGCCGGTGGTGGCGGTGAGCTTGAATGTTTCGGTTGTGGCCTCAATGATGTGGCCGCGCTTGAGCACGACGCTGTCGCCCTCGTCGCTGTAGAGCGCCACCTCGCCGCCCTTCAGGCCCTTGAGGCGGTAGCTGCGGTCGTCCATGGCGATGACAACGCCGTGGGCGCGGTCGCCGCCCAGGAACAGCACGATGCCCTCGGCCCCGGGCAGGGGCACGGAGGTGAAGCCGTAGTTCTGCACGCGCTCCACGTCGTCGATGGTTTCATCGGCCAGCACGCCGACCTGGACGGCTTGCATCTTGAGGCCGTCGCTGGCCAGGCGCAGCACGCAACGCGCGGCCATGCCGTGGATTTTGCGCATCATGGACTTTATGGGATCGTTCATTTTCCCCCCGCGCGGATCCTGTCGATTTCGGCCTTGGACAATTCCACGGCGCCCTTGAGGGCGTCGCCGCCGTCGCCCTTTTTCTCTTTCTTGATTTTCTTTTCGAACTCCTGGGCATAGGCCAGGGGCGACTTGAGAGTGAGCGTCGTTGTGGTGCCGCCGCTGCCCAGCTTGTGCACCACCTTGCCGATCATGAGATCCTGATCCACCCGCAGATAGGGGATGGTGGCCCGGCACATGGCGTTCAGCGGCCACAGGGATCCGTCGCCCTGGCGCCAGCCCTGCACGGTGACCTCCACCGAGGCGGAGCGGCCGGCGCGCACGCTGGCCTCCCAGTCCGCCCGGCGCGTTGCAGTGGCCGCGTCCTTAGGGGCCTCGCCGGTGATGACGTGCGGGCGGTAGCGCCCCACGGTCGAGTCGTGGGCAATGCCCAGCACAGCGGCCGCCTTGTCGCCGGAGGCGCTGTCGCTGCCTTTGTTTTGGGCCAGCACGCGGTATTCCGAAAAACGGCCCTTGGCGTCAAAGTCCGCGCTGGCGGTAAGGATGTTCTGCCCCTGCACCAGGGCCGTGGTGGCGCGGCTCTCGCCTATGGGCGCGATGAGGATGCCGCCCTTGGCGTCGGGAAACGCAATCAGCTCGCGCTGGCGCAGGGCGCGCTCCAGGCATTCCCAGGCGGTTTCGCCGGGCTCGATCTTATGCACGGGGATGGCCGCGCCCTGGGCCGCTGTGCAGCGCACGGCCACGCCAAACGGAGCGGCCAGGATTGCGGCCAGGCGCGAACAGGTCAGGCCCTTCCAGTGCCCTGGCTTGTGCACGGCCGCGCAATCCACAAGGTCGGCGCTGGCGTCGCGGCCGGAGATCGCAATCTTGTGGTCCGTGGCGCCAAAGCTCGGCTTTGCGGCGTCGATGTACCCACGGATGAGCTGGCTCTCTGCGGAGCCTGCGGTGTTGGCGCGCGTCTTGATGCTGACGGGCATGGTGGACATGATGGGCAGGGCCACGGCGTTGTGGCTCCAGCGGTCGGAGAGCGAGACCTCAAACGCGCCGCTCACCGCGTCCACCGCGCGGGTGATGGAGACCTCGGTCCAGCCCTTCCAGGCGATGCCGTTGATTTCGAGGGAGACGATTTCAGAGGGCACGGAGCACCTCCAGTTCGCCCTGCGGCACAAAGCCCGGGTGGCGCACTTTGTTGCGCGCAAGGATCTGCGCCTCGGCCGTGGTGGCGTCGGTGCCGTAGCCGGGGGCCACCACCAGGCGCTGGCCAAGCAAAAGGGCAGGCAAAACCGCCGTGGTGGTCACCGTGGTCACCTCCGGGGCCTTGCCGGAGCTTTCGGCCAGGGCGCGCACGGTGGTTGTGCGCAGATCGGTGAAGGTGGCGTACACTTCCGCGTCGGTGCTGGTGTCCAGCACGGTGTCGATGGCCTCCACCACCTGGGTGCGCAGGGTGGAGGCCTCTTGCTTGGACGCGGGCGAAACAAGGATGACGCTGCGCGCGGCCTCGGCCACGGCAGCGGAGCGCTGGTACTCGGCTATGGCGGCTTGGTTCGCGGCGATGGTGGTGCGCACCGTGCCGGCGCCAACAGGCGTGGTGACGGTTGGCGTGGCCGCCGCGATGGCCAGGAGGCCCGTGGCTCGCGCGGCCAGGTCGGAGGAGGCGGTGGACGAACTGGACGAAGTTGACGAGCTGGACGCGTAGGCGGAGGTGAGCGCGCTATACGCAGAGGAGAGCGCGAAAAACGGGCCGGTCAGCTCGGACGGCAACAGCCCCGTCAGGTCGGAGGCGGTAATGTTCTGCAGGGTCTTGAGGGCTCCCGGCAGATCCGCGCCCAGGCGGGCAACGTCGGCCGCGCCGGAGATCGTCTCGCCCAGTTCCTTGAGCGTGGCGAGGGTGCTTTCGCCCACGGCCACGGGCACGCCAGCGATGACCACCTTAGAGTCCAGCACCTTGCCGACGGCCTTTATGGCCTCGTCCGCCTTGGTCTCGCCCAGCACGCCGGGCAAGGCCGCTCCCTTCGGAGCGCTGATCTTTCCGGCTTCGGTAAAGGTGAGGCTGAAGCTGGCCTTGCCGCCTTCCTTGGCGCTTTCGCGCTTGCGCATGCCCGTGCAGATGACTTGCCGCTCCGGCATCCACGGCACGATGAGCGCACCAGGGCCTTCGGCGTTGCAGGCCTTGATGAGCGCGTCGCGGGCGGCCATGTAGTTTTTGCCCAGCACATAGGCCTCGACCGTATAGACCCCGGCCTTTTTGCCCAGGTCCTCGGTGAAGGGCACGTCGCTGCCAGGGAACTCGTGCGCCGCCGCCCGGCGGCCTCCTTCCTCGTCGTCGGTTTCGACTTGGAAGGGCACGCCCCGAAAGCTGGGGGCCTTGAGCTTGGAACGCCAGCTAGAGGACGCCGCGGCGCTTGCCTTGGTCGCGTCGGTCTGCGCGTCGGTTTGCGCGGTGGCCGCAGCCTGCGCAGTCGCCATGCTGGAGACCGCGCGCGCCTTGAGATCGCCGATGCTTGGGATGTCGATGCCGAAAGGTGCCATACCGCGCTCCCTATCGTGCTTCGGGCATGGCGAGGCCCATGTCGTACCTTATTCCAAGGTCAACAGGTGCCCCCGCGCTGCGAATCTCCGTCCCACGAGGAACATTGGAAAAGTCTACTGTCATCGTAGAGTGTTGCGTGGTTGTAAGGGTTTGCTTTGTCTCTTGTATTTGGCGTTGGAGCGCCGCCGCACCAAAGGATGGCCTATCCGTTTGGCCGGTTAACGCAGGCGCTGGCGTCGCTGACCCTAGGCCGAATGGATTTGCGGGCGCGAGATTGCCCATCCCACGGCTGAAATCCATCATCGCGGACGGGGCGGCTCCGGTTCTCCCAGAAGCGCCCTTCGGCCCATCCATGCCCACGAGATCACGAAGCCAAGCGGGGGTACTCTCCCGGATAGACTCCATTAGGCGCTCCCAATTCGTCATCACGGCCACTATTGCAGCGCCTACGACAGCAAATCCAATTGCCAGAGCCCCAAGAGGCGTTATTGCGAAAGCCGCCCCCAATGTCACAAAGGCAACGGCCAATTGTCCGACGGCGGCAATAAGCTGGACACCCATGAGGGCCAAGACGAGCTTCCCCATGTTTTCCCAACCGCCAAGCAAGTCCGCAGTCCAAGCCAAGGCGGTGCCAATTGTTCCCAGGACAGCGGCAAAGCCTTTCCCCGCCTCCCAGGCTCGCCCAAGGAAAGTTGTAAGGCGCTCCCCCCACTGCTTCGCCCAGGCGTCAAGACGACCATCGGCGCTCATGATGTCGATGGTATTCAAAATGCCGGAGAGCTTGTTCTTCATCCAATCAAAGGCACCGTTGCTCATCACCTTCATGGCGAAGCGAGACCACGCGTCCGAAAGGTTGGACATCATGCCGCCAAAGGTCTTGCTCAAGGCGTCCATGCCGCCGCCGTACTTCTCGGCCCAAACCTTGGTCAGGGTGGCCTGGATCGCCGCGCGGTCGCTGGCTTTGGCCATCATCTTGGTTTGGGCCCCCGCGGCATTGGTGTAGCTGTAGACGATCTTGTCGCCCACTTTTTTGCCGACGATGCCGAATTCCTTAAGGCGTTCGTTTTCACCGGTCACCGCGTCGGCGATAGCTTCCACTGCCTGCTTAAGCGGCTTGCCCATGGCGGAGCTGGTGTCGCCCAGCGTTGCCAGCAGGCCATTCATGGGCTCCATGCCGTAGCTACGCAGCTGCACAAAGGCCTCGGTGACCTCGGCCAGTTCGTAAGGAGTCTTGGCCGCAAAATCGGAGATCCAACCCATCTCCTTTTTGCTTTTTGCCGTGTCGCCCATGTTCAGGGTGTTCAGGATGGTTTCGGACTTTTCAAACTGGCTGGCGACGTCCACAAAGCCTTTTTTGAAGCCATACGCGGCGGCTCCGCCAATTAAGGTCAATTTTCCGGCAAGGGATGATCCTGCGTCGGTCACCTTGCCAAAGCTCTTTCCTATACCAGCGCCGGCGCCGGCCAAACGAGTGAGCCCGGACTCGCGCCCCAGGCTCCCCATGCGGGACCCCAGGGTGCGCAGCCCGGCGGTGGACTCGGCCATCTTGGCGTTGAAGGCCGCCATCGGGGCGGAGAACTTGTCCACTGCGCCGATAACGAAATCAATGCCGCGCTTGCCCATGCCCATTATCCACGCTCCTCGTTTAATTCTTTCACTCGCTCAAACCAGAAGGCCAGATCGTCAACGTCCATGCCTTGAATCTCCGCTGCGCTGAAGTGCAGCTCGGCGGCGATTATTCCGCAGGCACGGGGCCAATCGTCTGGCCACTCATCAAAAAACGACCTACCATCAGGGCCACCTCGGCCATGTCCTCGGCATCCAGTTTGCTGGTGATGGAGGGCGGCACGCCCGCCACGCGGGCGGCAATCAGCATGGCCTCATCCCAGTGCATTTCCTTGCGCATGGGGATGCCGCGCATGTCGCCGGAGACAACGCGGCGGGAGAAGACCAGCTCGGTGATCGTCTCCGAGCCCTGCTTGATGGGGACGTTGAGCGTGACCGTGATCGGCAGTTTCCGGGCCTCCTCGGCCTGGGCCTCCGCGTCCATTTCTGCCAGGGTCTCGTCGTCCAGAATATCCGGGTTCTCTTTGCTGATTTCCTTAGTCATTTAAGCCTCCTCGCAGCTTTTGCCTTCAAAACGCACCGGGATCTCGCCTTCCTTGGTCTTGACCGTGCCCTCATTTGCGTACCAGGCGTTACGCAGGACGATGGTCTTGCCGTTGGCCAGCTCAAGCGTCACGGTGACGTCGTCGAGGTTGGTCAAGGTCTTGAGGACCACGTCCTTGCTGTCCGTTATGGCGCCCTCGACGAAGGGTGCCTGGACCTCTTCGGTGTAGCCGTGGACGCTGGAGGCCCCCACGATAGTGGTGCGCTTGCCCTGGCCGATGTTGTACGAAAACTCGCCTTTGGCCTCGTATTGGGTGCCGTCCACCTTGAAGAAGATGGTGCCGCCCCTGCGGTTGCCTGCCATGTGTCTCTCCTTTCGCGCTTAGAGGATGAAGCCCATCTGCACCGCGCCGACCACGAACTGATTGACCAGGTCGGGCGGCAGGTACCAATTCAGGCGGTTGCGGTCGGTAGTGCTGCGCTCGCAAATGACGTTGGACGCGAACACGTCCACGTTCTCCATGAGCCCGGCCTCTTCCATCTCACGCGCCCAGGCGACGGCCTCGGCCTTGCCCACCTTGGGGGTGATGATCTTTTGCCCGGGGCCGTAGTTGGTGCCATCGTCGGCCAGCTTGTGGCGCGGGTACTTGGTCATGATGCGGTTGCGGAAGCTGTAGCGCAGGTAGCCCAGGGTCAGCGGAGTGTTGAGGTCGAGATAAGCCGTATCGTCCGCCCCGTTGGCGCTGGTCTTGTACGTGGTGATGAGGCGCTGCACCCGCACGGTGCCGTCGGCGTCCACGTAGGAGGTGGAGATGCCGTCGAACAGCAGCAGGTTGTTTTCGGTGAAAGTAAAGCGGTCGGCCTCGGCAGGCGCCAAGATGCCGGGGAGCGGCAGGGTCTGGAAGGGCCGCGCCGGGTCGATGTTGCCATAGAAGGCCGCAGCGGCCGCAACCGCGGCGGAGACTTCCCAGGTGGGGCTGGGGGTGCCGTGGGCGTGCATGATGACCAGGTGCTTGCTGTTCTGGCTGTCGCCCAGAGTGCCAAGCACGCCGTGGGTGCCAACAGCGGCGGCGATGGCCACGCCCTCGATCTGCTTGAGGGGGCCCCAGCGCTCGGTCAACAGCGCCTTGATGTCCACCAGGCTCGAGGCGTCGGTCCAGGGCCAGCAAATGACGTGGTACTGCGTATCGCCCAGGGCGGCGATGAGGTCGGCCACCTCCGGGTTGCCGGTGCCGCCGTGCATGGCGGCAATGGCCACGGTAAGCCCGGCCGGGGAGGACTCGGCGTAGTAGTTGAGCCGCAGGTCGACGCCGTTTCCGGCCTCGCCCTTGTGGCGGGCGGTCATGGTAACCACGCCGGCGTTGGCCGTGGCGGTGCAGGGGCAGTCCGTGGCGGCGGTGATGGCGGCGACGATGGCCGTGGCGACGGCGGCGGCCTGCATGCCGCTGGTGACGCCGACCTTGATTTTGCGCCCGCCGATGTACAGGTAGAGGGTGCCGCTCTCCGTGGCGGCGCCGGTGATGGTGACCGTGCCCGTGGCGGCGACGCCGGCGGGGTCGTCCACCACGGCGATGGCCCACAGCTCGGTCATGCTGTCCACCTTGAAGTAGGCGGCGCACTGCTGCGCCAGCATGGAGCCCGCGCCAAAGAGCGTGACGGCCTGGGCGGGGCTGGTGATGCGCACCGGGGTGAGCGGGTTGGCGATGCCCGCAAGCATCTGACCCGCCACGAGCACCTTGTACGGCATGAGCCCATTGCTGGAGGCGTTCGAGGAGTCGAACTCCACGGACATATAAGGCACCCGGACGCCGTCCGGAATTTCGTTGAAGCTGATAGCCATGGGCTACTCCTTCCCCGCGCTTGCGGGCTTGGCTGCGGTTTTGGCGGCGGAAACCTCCACCACGTCGCCCGCCTTGAGCCGGCGGATCCAATGCGAGCTGCGCTCCTTGGGTTCGCCCTCGGCCTTGAGGGGGATCATGGTGACGGGGTCGCGCACCACGAGGGGCTGACCGTCTGCGCCCAGGGCGGGCTTGATGGTGATGATGGTCGCTGGCATGGGTTCCTCCGGGTCGTTGTAGTAAGTGGGCTGCTCGTTAATTGGCCTGCGTCGGCAGGTGCATCTCGTCCTCAAAACCGGGATCCGTTTGCGTCGGCCGGGCGTAGGTGACGCCGCCGGTGGCGAAGTCGTCGAGGCTGGGCTCGCTGACCAGGCCGGGCATGGTCTCAAAGTCGGCCTCGAACTCCAGCTCCAGGCAACCGGAGTCGACCCGGCCGTCGTTGACGAAATACATGCTGGTCTCGATGAGGGCGGAATCGTCGGCCACGCCACCCCAAGTGGGGTCGGCTTGGAGGAGCTTCTCAACCTGCAGGGACAAGGCATCCATGGCGTCGTCGAGGTTTTCATCAATCTCGAACACGCCCTGCACGTGGACCTTGACCGTGTGGGAGTATTTGCGCGGGCTCGTTTCCTCGGTGTCCGAGGTTTGCTTCGTGGTGTACACGCCGATGGCCGGGAGCAACCGCGAGGTGAGCGGCCGCACGCGGGACTTGAAAACGCGGTCGCCCGCATCGGTGTGGCCCTTGAGGAGTGCCACCACGGCTTCGCGGATGATTTGGCGCGGGTGTTTGGCGGTCATGAGCGCACCTCGTGCAGGGTGTAGATGGTGACGCCCTGGCCGTCGGGCTTGGACTCGTGCATGCGGAACGTGCGGCCGAGGATGACCAAGCGGTCAGCTTCGTCCGGCTCGGCCGGGATGCTCCCGGCCTGGAGGTGCACGGCCGGGCCGGTGCTGGAGATGGGCGCGCGGCTCTTGGGGTCCACCTCGCACCAGGCCTCGTCATAGATGCCCTTGAGCTGGACCGCGGCACCCGTTGCCGGGCGGTATTCCACCGGCACGGTGAGGCCGCCCAGGTCGAACAGGGTGGCCAGGTCGTCAGTCATGACGGACATGAGGTCGGTCATCTGCCACCTCCGGAGAGGTGTTCAATCTCGTGCGCCAGTTCCTTGCGGAAGCGAAGATCCGCGCCTCGCAGAATGATCTCTCGAGCCGAGTCCGGCGCAACATGGAACTGAAGGGACGGACCCCACACTTGGTTGATTTTTCCGCGTTCTTTGCCCTGGCGGTAGTACACACCGAGCTTGCCCCTCACAGGGGCCACGAACAGCGTGTGCTCGCCGTTCTCTGTCGTGTTCGCGTGGCGCTGGCCGCCGCGCTCCAAAAGGTAGGAAAGCGCCTTATATTTCGAGGGGAGACGCCCCTTCATCGAGGTTTGGCGGTTCGGCCGCACGTCAAAGCGCATAAGCGGAATGCCCCCGCCTTTGACGCGGACAGAACCCGTCCACTGCGCGCCCTGTATTGCGGCTTTCTTGACCGAGAGACCGGAGCGCACATCCTTGGCGCGCAGCGGGACAATGTCTCGAATGTAACGGGCGATGTCTGTGCGCATGCCCAGGAGCGACCGGTCCAGCGCCCGGCGCAGGGCCTTTTTCGCCGTTCCGGGGAGGCTGGCCAGCTCGGCCAGCTCGGCGTCGAGCTTGGCCTTGTCATAGCGCAGCGAGAATTCGAGCAGCCCCGAACGGGCAGACACCATGCCGCTTTTATGCTGGCCGAAGTGCAGATCGTTCATTTGCTCCACGCCTCCAAAAGCTGCAGGCGCGCCCCGGCAAGGGCCTTGTAATCCTGGCACTGCGCGCCATAGTCGCGCACCCAGGCAGCCAGATCCTCCGGCGTTGCGTTTACGGGTGCATCTTGGCGTACTGCGGCGCCAGCGGTGCCACTGGCAGCGGCTCTGCCTTCAGCTCCGCCGGAATTTGCGGCTTGGGGCAGGTTGCCGGAACCGAGACCGGCGAACGCGTTGAGCAGCCCCACATAAGCAGGGCCAAAAGCACAGTCGGCAGAGACAGTCGCAGAAACATCGTGGATCCTCCCGTTGAGCTGCGCGCGGACGTTGGCTAGGTCGGCGCGGGTGGTGATGAGGGTGGCCGAAATTTGATTGCCCTGCGCCACCAGCTCCTCCGAGCGTTTGAGGGCTTTGGCCAGGGAGTCGGACACGGCGGTGGCGTGCTCGGCCTTGAGCTCGTTCAACTCGGCCTTGCCTTTGGCCGTGGCGGCCGCGTCGCCGTTATGGCTGCCCCACAGGTAGCAGCCGATGCCCGTCAGCAGCAGGGCCACTACGACGGCCAAGGCGACGATGGCCTTGCGGTTGGAGCCGGAAAACAAATCGAGGCCGATCATTGCGCGTCCTCCATGTCTACGCCGGGCCCCCAGCTGCGGTAGCGCGGCTGGTGCACGACGATGATCTTGTGCGGGTAATCCCGGTTCTCGCGGAGGAACTGCGGGGCGCGGCCGCCATTGGCGCGCTCCACGTTGCCCCACCAGCGTGCGGGGTCCAGGCCCTGGGCCTTGGCCGCGGCGCGGTCACGCGGGATCCAGCCCGGCCCGCCGTTGTACGCGGCAAGCGCAAAGGCCCAGCGGTCGGCAGGCGTGGCGGCGTAGCTGGCTGCATCGAGCATCGCCTTGTCGTACTTGCAGAGCGCCAAGAGCGCCCAGCGCGGATCGAGCGGGGCGGCGCTGCGCAGGTCCTGGTGCAGGCGGGCCATGTCGCTGGCCGTGGCCGGGGTGAATTGCGCCAGGCCGGAGGCGTAGGCGCTCCTGGCCTCGGGCCTCCAGGCGCTTTCCTGGTGGACCTGGGCGGCCAGCACGGCCACCGGGGCGCTCATGCCGAACACGTACCGCGCGCTGCGGATGAGATCGCGGCGGTAGCGTTCTGCCTGGGGCGGCGGAGAGGCCTGGCTTGCGGCCTTGGCCTCGCCAAGCGTAAGCCCGACGATGATGGACACCGCCAGCACCAGCAGCAGGAAGGCGAGCATGCGCCGTTCAGCCGGGTGAAGGATCACAGCGCAAGCCCTCCGGCCAGAGTGATGGAGCCGATGATGATGGCCCGCCGATACATGCAGGCGAGCCAGACCGTGCGGTCCACGTGGGTCTTGAAAGCGCCGGGGCGGGCGTACCAGAACACGATCTGGTCAACAGCCAGTCCCAGGGCCACAAAGCAGGAGAGCAGCCAGGCCTTCCACGCGGCCACCTGCAGGCGCGCCAAGCCGTCGGGCACGAAGGCGAACACAAGCACGCCCAGGAGCAGGGCCAGGGCGCACAGGGCCAGCAGCTGGCCGGGGCGGGGCATCTTCAGGCGAGAGAGAGTATTCATGCTATTTGCCTCCGTTGTCGTTAAGGATGGCTTCTTTCTTGTCCGACGCGAGGGGCAGGTGAACCACGATGGAGCGCAACATACGCAGCATCATGGAGTGGTCCTCTTTGTCCTTGCGCGCCCGTGCCTCCATGTCCTCGTCCAAGGCCGCATGGCGCTTGTCACAATCAAGGCAGCTCACCTTGCCCGCGCCGGAGACGTACCGCACCACGAGGCCGACGATGAGGCTGACGAAGAGAGTGATGAGCGTCGTCTCCAGGTAGGTCATGCGGCTATCCTTTCTGTTTTTGGCCCGCCCCGGCGTGTGCGCCAGGGCCGGAGCGGGCCGGTCAAGGGAGGGGACCTTGAACTCTATTCAGCGGACAGGCCGGTGAGCAGGTAGCCAGCGGCCGTGAACTGCAGGCACTCGTCCGTGTTCTGCCGCACGCGGTAGATGTCGCTGCGGGTCTGGTCCTCGCGGTACTGCTCCACCACCAGCGTTTCCGGGGCGTCCTCCTGCCAGCTGAAGGTGCGGCCCAGGCTCGGCTCCTTGAGGTCCTGGCCGCCGCTGGACACCACACAAAGCATGGCCTTGGTCGGGTCCCAAATGCCGTCGATGTCCTTGGGCTTGCGCTTGGCGGCCTTGTTGTAGACGGCGCCGGCAGTGATGATCTGCTCCACCTCAAAATAGGCCTGGAGCTGCTCCAGCGTGAGGCTGCCGCGAATGGCGTTGGGGTTGGTGTA